GTTCGAGTTAGAGTCAAAGACGCAACCAGTATTTTGCCCACCAGTACCCGCATCAGGGTCAACAGGTGTCCCTGCGGCTGTTGATTGGCTTTGAACCCCAACAGCACTCACAGTCCCGTTAGAATTCACCACAACGGACTTACCATTCGGTAACGCACCACTGGCAACGGCCTGTACTTTTCGTGGTGCAGTTCCAGCATTACCAATGATACGCATATTGTTTACTCCCCGTCTTCGATGCGGGGGTCTACCCAGTCAGAATTTGCAGTCCAATCAGTGCCATCAAAAAAGTACCTGTTACCGTACCAATCATCTGGAGCGTTTGTCACGTTTTCGTAGATCGTGGCGTTGGTAGCATCCATACAGCCGATGATGTACATGGCTGGCTCGCCAACTTTGATTTGCGTGTTGTCGTTGATGTGCGTGATCACAACGTCATCAGCAACGAGAAACTTGCTTAATTTACTTGCGGTATCGGTAATAGTCTTCATGTGTTTATCCTTTCACAATGATGTCGGTGGCTGACACGGCTGTCCCAGCGATTACGGATGGGTCAGCAGCCGTTAAGCCTATAGTCCCGTCTGTTTGTACAAAATATTGCTGGCCTGCTGTGAGGCTCAGTTGATTGACGCTTATGGCATTGCCAATGTCTATCGTCGCTGGGGAGCCTGATGCTACTTCGGCTCTGGTAATTTGAGTGAAGCCACTTCTAAAAACAAAAGCATCCGTTCCTACGGCGGGTGAATCTCGGAAAGCTATAACGGCCACTTCTTGAGTAGAGTCATATACTATGCCGGGTGTAGAGATTTGAGAATTTGATCCTGAGTCTATAGCGGAACCAAAGCTCACTGTTGTGCCACTAATGGTCCCCTCAACTATCTTTAATTTCTGGGAGTCGGTTGCGTCTTCATATGTAAGAATAACTTTTTTAGCCACAGTGTTGTAACAACAATAAAGCTCTGCGGTGTTGTTCGTAGAAAATACTACGGGTGTACCAAAAGTTATGTCAGTGCCTGAAACGGTCCCAACTACACCAGCGGAATTTGAGCCACCATCTGTTTTATACGCAACAAAAACTTTACCCGTGTCGCTATCAAAGCAAGAAGTCTTTTGATAGTTTGCCGCACTTACAAACGTAGCCTCAGTTCCGAAGGATATTGAGGTGCCACTGACGGTCCCGACACGTGACTTCCCGAAATTGCCAACCTTATAAGAAACTACAACTTTATCATTTGTAGTGTCGGCTACAATAGTGGGGCTACTGAGAGAACCTGTATTAAAATCAACTTCAGACCCAAAACTAATTCCAGTCCCACTGACGGTTCCGACAATAGCGGTCCCATCGCTCGAATCGCCATCGTCAATGTAAGCTATAACTACTTTACCGCTAGAAGGGTCAAATGCAGTTTGTTGCTTACCTGTCTGAGCAGAATTATAAACTACAGGTGTTCCGAAAGATATATCAGTACCACTGACGGTTCCAACAGCAGCCGTACCGTAACTACTGTTACCCACATCCGCATAAGATACTACAACTTTGTTGTTGGCAGAGTCAAAAGTAATACCTATACCATTTATTCTGCCAGATTCAAACTGAGCAAGTGTACCAAAAGATATTGATGTACCACTGACGGTCCCGACAATGGCTTTGCCAGCATTGCCGTTAGCATCGCCTGAGAAGGCTACTACAACTTTGTTGCTGTTGCTGTCGTAAGTAGCACAAACATAATCACCTCTGTTGCTTTGCATGTCAACGGTAGAACCAATAGCTTGAGTAATACTTGTACTACTCGTCGGACCACGGGACATACCTATGTAATTCTCTGCGGTGAGGTTTGTGGAGCTGTAGGCGCTTTGAAAAACAACTGAGGTGCCGTACCTGCCATTCCCCTGATCCTCATAAGATAGAACAACCACTTTAGCATTTTCGTCATAAACGAGAGGCGTTGATGTGTTACTGTTTGAACTATTTAATGCAACGGCAGTTCCAAAACTAATTGACGTTCCACTTACAGTTCCCGAAGCGGCGGTTGCGTAGTAGCCGTTCCCTTCGTCTATGTAAGCTATAATAACCTTCTGTGCGGCGACATTATAAGCAACCGAAACAGGAGAATACCCAATGCTGCCGCTTTTAAATACAGTTGACGAGCCAAAACTAATTGACGTTCCACTTACAGTTCCCACAATAGCAGTACCATAAAAAGAATTTGATGTGTTTGCATAGGCTATAACAACTTTTTGTGCGGTAGAGTCGTAAGCCATTGAAACCCCCAGAATGTCACCCGTCTCATAAATCACTGGAGAGCCAAAGGTGATCGAGGTGCCACTAACGGTGCCTACAACCGCAGTTCCTTTGTCAGAATTGCTATCGTCCATGTAGGCTATAACAACCTTCTGAGCATTAGTGTCGTAAACCGCATAAATATACGAAGTCGTCCCCGTTTCAAATACAGTTTCTGAGCCAAAGCTAATATCTGTCCCACTAACGGTGCCTACTACGGCGGTTCCGTCATTACCATTGCCTGCGTCCCGATAAGCTATAACGACCTTCTGTGCTACGGCATCATAAGTAATGGCATTGTAATAAGTACCAGCAGGATTATATACAGCGGGAGTTCCAAAGCTAATATTTGTACCACTAACGGTGCCTACTACGGCGGTGCCATTAGCGTTATTTCCAGCATCGTTGTAAGCTATAACGACCTTCTGAGCATTGGCATCGTAAGCGACAGCAACGTAATCTACATCTGCGCTTTCAAAAACAGCAGGTGTTCCAAAAGAGATTGTTGTACCACTCACAGTACCTACTACAGCGTGTCCCTTCATACTGTCGGTCCGTGTTTTGTAAACTACGACAATCTTCTGAGCATTAACATCATAGCAAGAGGCATTATTAAGATTACCGTTTATGGACGCACCTTGAAACACAACGGGAGAACCAAGAGCTTGACTTACACTTGTCTCCGAAACAACACTAACCGTTCCATCAGCATTAACAACTACAGGTTGTCCACTCGGCAACGTACCAGAGGCAACCGCCCGTACTTCACCATCTACAGGGGTGTTGCCTATGGTCCTCATTAGCTGATCTCTTCGTAAGAAACGATAACTTCCAAGTCGTTGGCTGTTCCAGCGGTTGCCGAGATAGAGGTGTTCTCTTCAAGGTAGATTGCAGTGTTTTTATCCAGAGCAATCAGGGCTGAGTCCGCAGGGACTGAAGCAGTCGAGACAAGTGAGTATGATGTCCCACCCGCTGATGCCGCGTTATGTACGTCAACCGTTACATCACAGGCGTTTGTCCCATCTACATTGGCAACCTGTACCATGTTGATCTTGAAAACTTTGCCACTGGATGCAGCATTGCTGACCAGAGAAGTTTCGCCAGTGGACGAAAGTACGATCTTGGCGGTTTTGCCTATAATCGTACTTACATTTACAATATTTGGTGCAGCCATTTTTTAATCTCCTTTACGCTCCGAAAACGAGCGACATACCAATAACAAACCCCTTGTCCACACTAGGGGTGCTGAACGCCAGAGTTCCACTTCCATTTGTACCCAGTACTTGACCATTCGTACCATCACTTGTTGGTAAAGTAAAAGAATTTACAAATCCCTGAAGATTAGCATCATACGCAAGGACTGAAGTTCCAATGTCTGACGTAACAAGAACACCCGACAAATCTGCGCCGAGACTAACTACCGCAGCGCCAGAACCCGCGCCGTCACAGTATATAATGTCAGACGCCCCGTTAGCTATGGTGACATTCGCACCAGAGCCTTGGCTAATTACTACATTTTGACCAGAACTGTTAACAACAAAGAACTGTTTGTCTTGGTCATTAGGAGCCACCGTTACGGTATTCGCCCCTGAAGGAGAGCCACCAAACACAAGAACCTTATACTGCCCGTCAGAAAGAGAGCCGTCTGAAGTCGTAAGGGTGTGGGTTGTTCCAGAAAGAGCAATCGCGCCCACACCGTTCGTTAGACGGTCAATAATCTGCATGTTCGTATTGGTTGTTGTACCCCATGTACCAGACTGTTCGCCGTTGGCGACTAGCTCAATACCGCCATTGCTTGTATATGTACTTGGCATCTGTCTATCCTTACGCCGCTATTTCGGTCCAAACCGTTTGTGGGTCAGGGACTATTCTACCCCATATTATCGGCGCTGTCACGCCGCCTGTAGCAGATACTCCTGTTATGGTAACTACCGCTCCACCTGTAACCGTAACAGAACCTACACTGGTGGGTGCCTCTAAACCTGTTATCGTGACATTAGCGTCACCTGTAGCAACTACTGCGCTAACCGCACCTGTACCAGCAAGCCCAGTAACAGTGACATTTGAGTCCGCCGATATTGCGACACTGCCTACGCCCCCCGTAGCGGCTATGCCTGTAGTAGGTACATTGGCTTCACCCGTAACTGTAGGACTACCAATGCCGCCTGTACTAGCGACGCCCGTTGGAAGGACAACGATACGAGGTGTTACAACAACACCGCCAACGCCGCCTGTGGCAGTAAGCCCAGTAACGGGAACTAAAGCTCCTGCGGTTGCAACTACGGCACCAACGGCACCTGTACCAGCCACACCTGTTGGAGAAGCCACAACATTAGAAACGTGATTTGCCTGACCGACTTGGCCCGTACCTGAAGACCCCGTTGGTATGACGAAAGCATTACCGCCGCCTGAGACAGACCCAGCGCGGCCTTGACCTTCTGATCCAACAACATTGACAACAATACGAGGAGTGGCGACAACCGCGCCAACCTGACCTGTACCCGCTACACCCGTAACACTGACGGCAATATCAACAACACCTGTGTCGCTAAAACTTGTCTGTGAAAAGGATGTAAAGCCAAACATTTAGATCACCCGAACACAATCGCCATTGCAATTGCTTTCCCTGTTGAAGCGTACACGTTTCCAATCGCCGTTCCGTTTATAGTAATAGCATCGGCTTCTAGTGTGCCATCAACGTCTACGCTCCCACTAATGTCTAAGGAAGCAAAGGTGCCTACCCCAGTTGTAGTGATGTTAGACGAACCGTTGTTTATAGCGCCAAAGCCGCTTGTTATAGAACCTGAGTTCAATGCGCCCGTTGTGACGATAGAGCTTGAACCAGCTATAACACTGTAGATAGAACCGATGGCTGTACCGTTTATAGTAATGGCATCCGCTTCTAACGTGCCGTCTATGTCAGCATTGCCCGATACGTCTAAAGAACCTGCGTCAAGCTCACCTGTTAGGGTGATGTTCCTAGCACCTGTAATGTCCTTGTTGGTATCCACCACCATAGCTTTAGAAGCAAGAACCGTACCTGCGGTTATGCCATCAATTGCTTCCAGATCGTTCTCGTTTATATCTGCTGAACCAATGACAAAGGTATTACCCGTAATGGCCCCAGAGGCAGTGACATTTCTAAACGAGGAAACGTCTTTGTTGGCATCAACTGTTACGGTCTTACTAGCAACAACTGTTCCTACTGCCGCTCCTGTATCATTATAGTTTAATTCCGCCGCAGTGGAAGATACCGCTGTGCCACCTATAGATAGTGCCGTGATGTCAACCGCTGCTAGATTGTCACTTGCATCTAGGAATAAAGATTTCTCCGCTGGATATGTAATAAACACATCCTTGCTTCCAGCCCCTAGACTTACAGCACTGCCTGAGTTGGAGCTTTCTAGGATCGTCGTTCTGGCAAGCGTAGTCCCTGAAGAAGTAAATGTACCAAGCCCAACCTCAAACGCACCCGTAACCGAATCAAAGATACCGTAGTAAGTGGTGTCTGCATTCGACAATACGGACGTAAAGGTTTGAAACCCTGCCACAGCGCCAGCTAATGTCAGGGTTCCAGTACCAGTCGTCGCGGTGGTCTCTTTCACACGATCTTTTACAACAAGTGCCATCGCAACAATCTCCTGTTTTTACTACTTAGGCGACACGGATGATAGCGTTTGACGCATCCGCTGCTGGGAAAGCGATTTGAAAATCACCCGCAGTAGAAGTTTTGTCAGCCCCAAAATCGAGAACGACAATAGTGTTTGTAGTCCCAGTACCTCCGCCTTCAGTGGTATTGTAGATCAAAGCGCCACGGGCTGTGATTGAAGCAGATGTAAACGTGATATCCGCAAAATCAGTAAACGCTGTAGTTCCTGAAGAGGCAGGGTTTACGCGAGTCAATGCGCCACCACCCGCACTGTAAGAACCTGAGTTACTTACCTCGTTGCCAGTTGTGTAGTCCGTAGTCGCGGCGGTAAAGGTCGCACTGTTAGTATACAGAGCAATCTTGAAAGTATCCCCGCCACTGTTTTTAAAGTCGTGTCCGCCTTCAAGAAGCTCTTTCTTGAAAGAAGTACACATAAAGTTTCCGTTAAAGGCCATGTTAAAGTCTCCTTATGAGTTCAGCCAGTTGAGGGTGTCCAGCATCGGTAAGTGCATTGCACACTGTAGTTCGATCACTGCGAACAGCCTGCCGCATATAGTTTGCTACAAGCGTTTCTATGTGCCTAGAGAAGGCACGGGCTTGGTCTCTAACACCGGGATGAGTGTCATCGGAGACCGATATGATCTTTTGGACACACTGTTCCGCAAGTTCATCTGGGGTAAAGCCACGGTTCTCAGTAGTATTCACACCTACTAAGGTCTCATATTGTGGCGTACTTACATCTATCTTAAACATTAAATTTCCAATCTGGGCTGTTCATTGCGATAATCATCGCGCTTCAACCTGCCCTCACCAAGAAGCATCAACCGCTTCATGGCTTCTTGATACCGCTGTTCGTAAGTCTGCATAACATCTGCTTCACCTTTCATAAAGGTATAAGCTTCAAGTAGCGCCCCATACAACAGAGCCATGTCCGCATTCTCACCCAACCAAGACGTGGATGACGTTACTATAGATGGTGGATCGAAGTAATAGTGCAATTGAACTTCGTAAGCTATGTCAGGGGTTGGACCCAGTATAAAGTGTCCAGCCGAATTAGTAGACTGAACATCCCCATCGAACTCCGCGTAGAACTTGGGTAAACCTGTTGTGGTCTTATTAGGGTATGCTTCCCTTACAAAGTTAACGTCCTTCGTTAAAAGGAAAGAGTAGTCTCCATTACCATCAACTACCGCTATAGAGAATGGTGCCAAGAAATCAGATGGCCTTATTAGGAATCTGTTGTTAGCTGTCATGCTTGCGGTGACGTTCTTGCGCAGCTCTGGAATCAATACCGTTCGGTGTATGATCTGTTCAGCTTGTTGCACAAACGTAGGTATCTGAGAAACGAAGGTTGTCTCCGTATTCTCAGTGTAGTCCTTAATAGCCTGTACTAACTCAGTATAGTTCATTTGAACTTAACCCATTTTAAAGTTTCCGCCGCGAGTCGCAGCTCCCATGCCACGGCACTTGCCGCCCATGCCCATCTTCTTAGGCATCTTGCCACCATACATCATGGCAACAGGCTTCTTCATCTTGCCGCCACCCATCTTCTTAGCAGGCTTTTTTGTCCCGAACATCAGCTCATAAATCCTTTTAGACTCTTCCTTATCAGCGGCCTTTCTTTCCGTCACGCCCGGTATTCTAGGGTCTTGCGCTTTTAGATTGCGTTCACTCGTGGCCTTTGAACTTGCGCGGCGTAGCGTATTCATTTTTTCAAATTCGGCCCGGTCTTTCATACTCAACCCATCAGGACTTTTAGTGCTACCTGAGTTAACCGCTGCTTCGTCTTCTACTTTTTTAGTCCGCTTCTTAGGACGCATCGATCTTTCCATTTTAAACTCCTTCAGTTGTATTAACAGTAAGTCTTTCCACAGACGCTACCATATATTGCGACAAATTCCACTTGAAAGTTTAACTCCTATGGTGTGTTAGCTTGACCGCCCATTCCTGAGTGGTTTGTACAGTAGTAGTATAGTGTTGGTGCGCTACCAGCTACAGTTATTTGAGTATAAGCTCCTGCATTGCCGGGGGTTCCAGATGTTGTCACTCCAGTGGTATACTCCGAACCGCCGCCGTGTGTACCATCTGATGTAGTTGAGAAGCGAATAGGATGACCAGAGTTTGTTCCGCTTGATTGATCCAGCCTGTATGTACTGCCCTCAGATAGGGTAAGCGTAGCTTGCCTACTTCCATCAATATAGTATTTATTTGCTCCGTTGTATGACGCCACAGTGATTGCGTACACAGTCACATTGCCTGTTGCCGCAGAGGCACCCACCGCTCCAGTACCTGCTACACCTGTTAAGGTTACTGCAACATTAGCACTCCCAGTTGTAGTGATGCTAACACTACCAATCTGACCAGTACCTACAGAACCCACCACGCCCTCAGTTTCCCCAGTAGTTACTGTAACTCTACCTACAGAAGCTACGAGGTATTGCGCAGGGTTCCATACTGGGTTGAAGCCATACAAGGCTCTACTTTCATCCAAAGATGTGTCTGGACGCGGGTTTCGCAGAGATTGAGGGTCATTAATCTTTACCCTACCTAAGAAATTCTGAGGTTGATCTGGGTCAACAACGTCTCTGCCAACAAGGAAACCAGTCTTAACGCCGTTGTTATACTCAGGCACAAGGTCTTTGAGGGGGTAACGAAACCCCGTCCTATCACAAAACCCAAAGGCGTATCTGGCTTTTGCGTAATTCATTACCCACCTAGCATAAATGTATCGAAGGGAACAAACTTAATCGATGCTGTTTCCTCGTCCTCGCCTGCAGCGAGCTGGAACTGAAACTCATACTCTTGCTTCAACAGAGGAACACGAGCGGCAACATCCGGTTTTTTCATAGCAATGTAGTATGCCATACCTGAAACCAAGGCTGGTACGAACCGAGGAGGGACAGAAGATACGTCTCCACCAATACCCGCAGACAAGCCGTCGATGCCCTTCAGCCTATAGAAGGCGAGAGTGTAAGTAGTTGTCGCGTCAGGTACGGGCCATAGAGTTATTTTGACTTCCGTGGGGAGCCTTTGGACGTAGATTTGGGTCGGCCTACCTTGCGTGTTTTTGTTGGTTTGCTGGGCGTAAGTTGTGACACTGACCCGCGAGAGGGCGGTGTCGATTTGATTTGTACCTGTACCTGTACGGATTTGGTTTTCGATGAGGTCAATAGTGTCCGCAGGTAATGTGTAAGTTTCTGTGCCAGCCGTAATGGGTATAGTGCCAGCTTCGATAGTGAAGAGATTAAGGCCACGGTTTTGCCACTCCAATGTCAATATGTTAAGGCTCCTACGAGCCGTTTTTAGATCATACCCAGAACGCATCTCAAGGCCAGCACGTTCATATGCTTCCTCAAAAAGTTCCGGTAGGTCTGGTGTTACTACTGCCATGATCTACTTCCTATACTTCGCCGTCTTCTTGGCAACCTTCTTTGGCTGCTTGGCAACCTGCTTACCTTTTTTAGTCGCGGCACGTTTTGCCTTAGTAGTAGCGGCGTACTCTTTATCTGACAAAGCTTTTATGGCCTTCTCCGGCAGATACCGTTCCCCT